AAATTATCTTAGCGAATTAGATAACTGGAATAAAATCGAGGTAAAAATCTTTTCATCCATCATACCCCACTTTTCAATCGAATTTTTAGATTACAAGCTCTATCATTTACTAAATACTCTTAAAAAACAAACTGAGTACCATTCAACCCGTACTGCTGACTACTATATTGACTGTATGAGAACTTCTATCAAACATTATTCTGTTAATGGTTACTATGATAAGAATGGTAATTGGAATGCTATTAAAGTAATAAACGGAAATATCTATAGAGATAGAGTTGAGACTCTAATTATTAAAGATAAAGAGTTTGTGTTCATTAAACTTTCTGGTGAAAAAGGAAAATATAAATTACCCGGTGGTTCACTCGGTAAAGATATAACACCAGAAACTCAAGCTATTAATGAATGTCATGAAGAAACTCATTTTGAAGTATCTAATATACAGAGTACTGGTATTACTTATAAAGTAAATTATCCAGATAATAATAAAACTAAAGATAATGAATACCAATACGGTGTAAAATATATAGGTGCTTTTACAAGTTTATTTACAGCAGAATATGCTGGTACGTATAATGGTAAAATAGCAGAAGCTGATGAAGACCCCTATGTTAGAAGTGGTAAATGGTATACGTTTAAAGAAGCTTTTGGTATATTTAATCAATGGCATAGAGATGCTTTATTACAATATATAAAATTAAATTTACCTAATGAAGAGTATACAACAGAAGGATATTTCTTAAATAGAGTAAAGAATAGCGTATTATTGAAAAGTAAAAATATCCAAGAGATTGATATAAATGCATCTAATTATATGGTATCTCAAATTATTATGAAATATAATAAACTAAGATTTACATCTGGTAATAAAAAAGTAACTGTAGGATTTTATAGAGTACCTCTTAAATCAGGTGGTTCATTCGAAGTTGGAATTGTCATAGATTTTGGTGGTGACAAGGTTGGTAATCCAGCATATGCATATAAAACCGTAGGTGGAGATGATGCAATAACTTTTAATCCAGCATTTTTCAAAGCTAGTAAAGATGACCAATTATTTACTCTATTACATGAATTAGGTCATATTAGATTAAAGCATACTGAGCCCAATAATTATAAAAGAGCATTTGGTAGAAGATATGACCCATATGTTACTCGTGGTAATGATATTAAACGAGGTGGTGTATCATATGTAGAATTAAATGCTGATACATATAGTGTGTTGAATGGTGGAAAAGCCTACACGTTATTAAATCCAGACCATGGTGATGATGAGGATAGTAAATTAAATAATTTAGAGTTAGCAAGAAGATTCGATATTGCCACTAGAAGAAAGGATGCCTTTGAAAGAAGATATGGTATCCATGAGAGTACTGAGGATGAATTAACTACAGAAAGTTATTTCACTAATTGGTTTTCTAATGAGTTTAAATTATGGTCAAAAGAAATAAGAACAGATACTCCTCAAGAATGTCTGGAACATACATTAATGCTACTGGATAAAGCTTATCTAAAGCATAAGAATGATAAAAAATATCAGAATAATAAGATATACTTATTTGCAACAACAACTGGACCTAACTTTAAAAAAGATGGTAAATATACTACTGAATTAATTTCATATTGTATTAATTTTACTGATAAAAACAATGGACCAGCATATGCAATGGTATCTGATAATGGAGAGAATTTGGTTGTAGTTACTCCAGAGTATTTTACTATGAGTAAAGAAACGAAGAAGTATGTATTATTACACGAGATTGGTCATATAAGATTAGACCATTTAAATCCAAAAAATATACCAGTAGATTTATTTGGAAATCCGATGTTTGATAAAATTCGTTCAGAAAATATACTTAGTGGAAAAACTATGTATACAGAATTAAATGCAGACTTATATGCTATATTGAATGGTGCTAAATTGTACACTATTCTTGATGTTGCTCATAAACAAGATTTTGATTCAGAAAAGAATCCTTTTATTTATAGCAATTATGAAATAGCAGATAGATTTAAGAAAGCTACAGAAAGAGCTTTAAGAAGAGATTTATTCAAAGGATTACCTCATATAGGATAATAAAATATTTATATAAAGCAATATGGTAAAATTCATATTGCTTTATATATTATTTTTTTGGTGTGTAAACAATCATATTTTGCAATACACCAAAGTAACCCATAGGTAATTATAATTGTGAAAGGAGTTTAAAAAATGGGAAAGACAAAGGTTGCTTGTTCCAGACAAAACTGGGATAGTGAGTTCCTGTGTGACATAATACGAGGAACTGGATTCTTGGTTACTGACCCTGTAGAAACTATATTGGATGATGAGAGGACCAAATCATTATATGGTGTACAATCACCATTATTTGGTACTTCATATGAAGATGAGCAAAGTTTCATAGAAAGATACAGATGTCAGTGTGGAGCATTCAAATCAAGATTATTTGAGGGAGAAACTTGTCCATTCTGTGGTACTAAAGTAGAGTACAAAGATACTAATATCAAAATGACAGCGTGGATAAGTCTTGGAGATAATAAGATTATATCTCCATACTATTATAACCTATTAAAAGAGACAATAGGTAAGAATGTATTTAGTGATATCATTAATATGAAAAGAAAGATATCATTAGACGGTGAGGTTGAAAAATTAAATGAAGAAGATTATATAGGTATTAAAATAACTTCTCCATTTATGGGAATTGGTACTACAGAGTTTTATGAGAGATTTGAAGAAATTATAAATTACTTCATTAATAAGAGAAAAAAGAAAAAAGAAATTTTTGAAAATATCTTAAAACAGAAGTATTGTGTGTTTACATCACATATACCAGTAGTAACTACTAAGTTAAGACCTCAAGCAAAAACAACAGATACTTTCTACTTCAGTTCTGTTGATAAATTAGTTAATACTATCTATAATATAAAAGAGAAATTATTAACTGCGAGCGAAGTAGAAAAACCTTTAATGATTAATCGAATTCAGTATAAAGTAAATGCAATGTGGGATATTTACTTTGAAGAATTAAATGGTAAAACAGGATTAATCAGAGGAGATATTCTGGGTGGTTCTTTAAACTTCACAGCAAGGAATGTTATAGTACCTGATCCAACTTTAAGAGATAATGAGTTATCTTTATCATACAATACTTTCTTAGAGATATTTAAGTACAAGATAATTTATTACATAATGAAAGTTGATGGAATTACATTATCAAAAGCATATAATATTTGGAGTAGAGCAAATGTCTTTAATACCAAAGTATATGAAATCATGAAGCATATGATAGATAAGGACAAAGTAAAAGTTCTTATTAATAGAAATCCTACTTTGAATTTCTATTCAATGCTACTGATGAAGATAAGAAATATAATTCCATCAGATAGTGATTATAATATGGGGACCCCTTTAGGCATTTTACGAGGCTTAAACGCCGATTATGATGGCAGATTATTACCATCGTTAAACCTCTTTAACTGCTGGAAACTCTTTAGAGCTCTAAGTACCAAAGTGTGATAATCTTAGAGATTAGACAATCAGCAACCAAGACTCTATTTTATATAGAGTAAGGTTCAACGACTATCGAAAGCATATCTTAGAAGAAATATCTAAGAAAAGAAGCGAGTAGAGTACACGAAAGTGGAAACGGGAGGCATTATATATTCGGTAACAGAATATAAAATGAAGATATAGTCTGACCTATATAGAGATATATAGATTAACAAGATAATGGATATTCTCAATATAATAGCAATGGTTAATCAAGAGATAGCTCATATGTTTAGGAAGTTCGATCCTATACAGAGAATGATTATTGCCAGAGACACAGGGCTTCTCAATGATTACTTTAATATAGAAAAGAGTCAGTTAATAGATTTGAATTATTTCTGTACTATTGGTGGTACTGTAAATGATGAAATGGAAACTTATCCAGTAGAAGATTCGGATGGTAAAATCATCTATGTTCCGAAGAATAAGATAGCGTAATAAAAAAAAAATAAATAATAGTAAGGTAGATTAATTTCTACCTTACTATTTTTTTTATCTTTAAGCAGTCAATAGATAATCATTACATAGATTGAAATAGAAATCCTCAATTATCTCTTTATCGAAAGATATATCTGATATATCTAATGTACTGTAATCAGATGACTTAAGAGTTCCTTTATCATTTAAGAATTTATCTAAGAAATCATCTTTAAGATTAAACTCACTATTATAGAAAATTTCTAACCTTGATTCATTAAATAGAAAAGATTCTTTGTTATTCGATAATAGAATATCTATTGCTGCTCTAAAACTTTCTATGTCATTTTTACCTGAATTTATATACTTGTAAACCGTGTTAGAGTTCTCCAGTTTATAACAAGCAGTATATCTACCATGCTTTACAAATATAAATCTGTATTTATTGAATTTGCCAATTTCCATCTTCTTAATAAAAGAATCTAATTGGTTATTCATAAACACAGCGTATGGAGTTCTTTTTGATACTATATTCGCTAGTATCATCTGGGCTACTGTATCTCTGTTTTGTTCCCTATATCTCTCGTAAGAGTTAAATAAGTTTGGACTTATTTCATTACCCAATGTTAATAGTACTGATGTACAACCATCATTAATCAATAATGAATCTCTATTCTCATGATTGATAAATCCAAACCATAATTCTCTTCCGTATGTTTCTTTCATTATATTTACCCCACTTTATTCTTTATCCACAAATATTAATATTAATCCAAGTATAAATGATACTGTATTATATAGAAATATCACGATACCATAAATAATATTAACTACTAAATGTAATACTCCTATAACACAGACAAATATTAGTGTTAATAGTAATAATATACATTCATAAAATTTATAAATTAAATCTGTTATCATAATCATTACCTGTCTGATTATTATCTTTATCCTTGTTATTCTTATCAATCAACTCAGCTATTAATTGAAGTAATGATAATACTATAAATAGTAAAAATCCAACACCGATTCCAACCAAGTCTAATTTTAATTGCATTATACTTATACGATACTGCATTATTAATGTATATACAGCATATACTACTAAAATAGCTGCTATAGATAAAATCAATAATAATGCAAGTACCTTATAAATATTATTTAAAATCTTTTTCATTATTTAGTTTTCTTTTCTTCCTTTCTTCCTTTCTTCTAATAATACAGTTAATTTGAGATATAAAATTGCTATTATTGAAAATAGAATTACACCCACATCAATTAGTAATATAAGAAGAACTATCTTAAGAATAAAATCAATAAACCACATTGTAGTCTTCCTTTCTATTTTTTATTTAAAAGAAAGTACAACTAGCAATAAACTAGTTGTACTTAAACTGCAGCTCAGATCACTAAATTAAATTCTTTTCTTTGTTGTAAGCCAGTCAGGTGCTGATGTCTTAACCTTAAGCTCTTTATGTGCTTTTGTCTTACTCTTAACTTTACCTAATGACTCACCAGTAAGAGGATTCTTTGCCTCATACTCAGATTCCTTTGCTTCTACGTCCTTGATAGAGATTGTAGCTTTAAAATCTTCCTGTGTAAGGAAATCAAACTTATTTCCTACACTAAGATACTCGTTTACAGCTGTCATGAAAAACTCATAAAGTCCATCCATGTTATCGAACTTGAACTTATCTGACATTACTGTTTCTGCATCAGAAGCATCTACACCGAACTTTTCGATCAACTTCTTGCACCACTTACGGAAATCTTTTGAGACGAAGAGTTCCTCAACCTCACACTTATCTCCAACCTTCTTTGCAACCTTTGTTGTAAACTCAACATCGTTCGCAATCGCCGTCATAAGGTTATTGAAGTTCTTCTTACTAAAACGATTCATAACCTTATTACCCTTTGCATTTGTCTTTGCTACCATTGTAGCAAGAACATCCTTGACACTAGCTGTCTTTGACATTACCATGTCCTCCTTTTATTTTATTTAACTTTTTTTGTTTACTAACAGTCAACCCTTTAGAGTCTTTCTTCATCTTCTTAACTGTATTAAGAATATTATCAAGATTAAAAGAATTGATATCAAAGATTATTTTTGGATTTTTCATATTCACCTCAATCCTTTGATTACTAATGAGTTTTATCGCTAGTAAATTATTATTGGTTACTAATAGATGATATATTACTATAGAACCTAAGAGATTTATAGGATAACCCATACCTCCAGTTAACAAAATGATAATATCAAACTTAAGAAAGGAAAATAACCAGATGTTATTTGATCAATTGGTAAAAAATGGTAAGTCATATAATAGTGCTATAAGCATTGTTATGGAAAAAACTGATATTGCCATTAATAAATTAACTTCATTATATGAAGCTGAACTCGCTAGAGAGAACTATGCAAACTATATGAGTGAAGGGTTTGTATTGAATAAGCGTGAAGAAGACTACTTATTTGATAATACAGAAGCTACTCCAGGTATTACTGGTAGAATGATTAGAGTTCTTCAGGAAGCTTGGGAGAATATAGTAAGATGGATAAAAGCTACTATCTTTAAAATCAAATCAGTATTTATAAAGAAAGAAGTAGCAAAGAAAGTTAGTATTCTTGAAAAGATAGCTGCGAAGAATCCTTTTATAAAAAATAAAAAAATTGAGATTCCTGATCCTAATCCACCATTCCTTGAGAAGATTAAAAATGATATTGAAATGATTCGTATCAAGTTAAAAACAGGAAAATCTTTTACTGAAATCAAAAGAGATATGGAAGAACTTGAAAGAAAAGAAAAGCAAATGGATATGCTTAAGAAAGGTAAGAAAGTTGCTATTATTGTAGTTTCAATTGCTGCAGCAATTGTATTACTTAAGCAGTATATGGACTTCAGAACTATTGAAGCAAAGGTAGTTGAACCATCTGCACATATTGGTCCATCACAGCAGGAATCTTTCAGAGAGAATACTACTATGAAAATCAATATAGAAAAGACTAGACAGAAAGTTGTATACGCACAGCATTTCAATATTTTCGTTTTCTTAAAAGAAACACCTGATAAATTATTTAAATTCTTCAATGGTATGAAAAATGTAAATACTGGTAATCTATATAGGGATATATATGGTGATACTACTGTTCAGAAGACAATGAAAAAAGCAAAAGCACAAGCTGGAGTAGATACATCTATGTTCGATAATGTCGACACTGGTGATGATAATGACAACGATGATAGTGGTAACGAAGTCAGTGATGCTATAGGTGATGTAAACATACAGGAAAGTATTGATGATTATATAGAGGATTTTTTATATAATTACAATATCTAATCATAGAAAGGATTTTTAATTATGGCGAATACTGTAGATAAAGTAATAAAAATTGCATTAGCAGAAGAAGGTTATCAGGAAAAATCCAGAGAAGCATATTTAGCTAATCCAATGGTATTAGAAAGTAAAGATGCTGGAGCAGGATATGATAACTATACAAAGTATGGTAGAGATATGCATAAAATATATCCATCAGTAATGGATTTCCCTGCATCATACTGTGATGCCTTTGTAGATTGGTGTTTTATGCAAGCTTATGGAATAGCTACTGCTAAGAGTTTACTTGGTGGTAACTTTGATGATTATACTGTAGCTTCTGCTGATATGTATAAGAAAAAAGGAGCTTGGTATACAAGCAATCCTCAACCAGGTGATCAAGTATTCTTTCAGAATAGTCAGAGAATCTGTCATACAGGATTAGTTATAGGTACAGACTCACATAGAGTTTATACTATAGAAGGAAATACATCTCCAGCTTCTGGTGTAATCAGAAATGGTGGTGGAGTTTATAGAAAATCTTATGAACTTAATCATCCAAGAATAGCTGGTTATGGTAGACCAAATTATGATGTAGATAATTCTAATAATCCTTCTCCAACTGATATTGCTTCAGGAAGACCTTTGCTGAGGAGGGGTTCGCTTGGTGATGAAGTTAAAAAATTACAAGCAAATCTTAATTCTGTAATGGGAGAAAACCTTGAAGTAGATGGTGTATTTGGTGGAGGAACACAGAGAGTATTACAATCATTCCAAACTAAATACGGTCTTGAAGTAGATGGTGTTTATGGTAAAGGTAGTGAAACCAAGATGAGAGAATTACTCTATAAATAAAAAAAAATAATTTTAGGCATA